TACTCATAGCTGCGTTCCCCATAGGCCCGCCTAACGCTGTTCCGATTGTAGGTGCTACTGCTCCCACCAATACTTTTAATTTGTCTAACATATTCCTATTTCGCTCCTATCCATTCCTAATGGCTTGTCTGATAAACATTTTAACATATCTTTAGGTATGTGAGCATACGGCTCGTTATCATCCTCGTAAGCTGTATTAGGATTGATGTTCATTCTTATATCGTAAATGTGATCTGGGTCCCACTCATGGTAGTATAAGCCATCCGTCATAGCATATACGGTTATAAATGGAACGCCAGTTGATTGTGCATACATAGCCCCTTTCATGAGTTTTGCAACTGAAAGTATAAATGTGTCATATTTTTCATAGCTGAACGTCCTACATTTAACTTCGCACCAATAACAATTTTGTTTTGATTCTATCCAATAATCTAAACCATACATGGTAGGTAGTTTATGACAGGTGACATTCCAAGCTCCCTCTAAAAAACCGGCTACTCGTTCTTCTCTCTTTTGATCGTCTATTGTTTCAAAACTTGGTTTCTTCATAACTTTCTCCTACCTCCCATACATCATATTCTTCTCTATATTCTTTATTTTCATCGTCTAAAATCATACTAGCTTTATGTGCTGCAGATTCCTCATCAGTTGCTTTGACAACGTAAGACCGTATTACATATCTGTTAATAGTGACATGATATTTATTGTCCTTAATCTTCATAGTATGTTGGGTCAACTGCTACTAATCTTTTAGTAGGCCGTCCTTTTCCTCCGATCTTGATATCCATCTCTTGCACTTCACCAGCATTCTTCAATCTTTCAATTATTTCTTTAACTTCATAAGACTTCATACTTCTAAAAAGCTCACCCCTGTCTACTTCTCTTTTTGATATGCCTGTCTCTCCTCTTGATCTAATGAATGAAAGCACTTGTTTTATTTTCGATTCAGTTGCCGAAGAGGCTACCTTATCTCTACATGCTTCAATAAACATCAAATCATAATATCGAACATAGTCTATACACCATTTAGTTACTTCTCCTGGTATCTCTTTGCAGTCAGCGTTATTTGCTAAAGCACACAATAATGACAATCGCATAGCTTTTTCTCTGGTCCTGGAAAGTAAAGGCTCTAAATTGTCTTTTTCTAATAGCTCTTGCCTTTTGACTATTTCCTGTGCAAATTCATTCAAAAGCTGCTCGCTGTCTTGGGAAAAAGGTATTACATGCGGTCTAAAATCCAATTCTGCGTTGTTAAGCTCTACACCAGAAAATTCTGATCTAGAACGCCTGATCCAATTTACCCAGTTTACGATTTGCAGAGGTGGGCTCCTAAACTTTTTAAGACGTTGTACCTTCCTTGGTTCTTTAGACTCCACTACTAAGAACCTGTTTAAGAACCCATCTGCGATTCTGCCTGAATTTAGGGCTTTGTAAAAATTCTGTGGTACAGACAAACCAACTAAAGTGATAGCTGGTTTATGTGTTACACGATTCATGGCTTGGTCCTTATATTGGTCAGGCACACTCATGAGAGAGTAATTATCAGGTCTGAGCGTGCCATGACACCTACCCCAAGCTTCCATTAGAGTCTGTATTCCATCCTCTCTGTTCGTATTTTGTTGTGATCCAATAGCTTCTAGTCTTTTTCCAAATTCATCCATAATAGTTATTTGTGTTGGTCTATAACGCAAAATAGAATGTACTGCACCTGAAGATGTGTAACCATCACCTACTACCAAATCAGAGTGTTCTGACATATTCAAAACTGTTTCAACAAATGATTTTATATTTTCTTTACCTTGTCCTGATTTGGCTATACCCATAAAGTACAGGGATGAAAAGTTATTCATGTTTGTCCGGTAGAGCCTGCCACAAGCCACACTACAAAGCGCTAAGGCCCCAACTATTGATAGTTCTGGCTGTGATACCTGTGCTATTTCTTCGCAAAATTTAAACATATCTTTCATTATTCCTGGGGGATTAAATAGATCTTTTGGCGGTATTACTTGTTCTTTTGTATTTGTAAATAAAGGTGCCCTTTGGTTCTTTCTGTCGTGTGTCTTTTTTACATTATCTACAACAGAGTTTATTTCTGATCTTGAAAGGGGCGGTTGATTTTGTGTGTTCCAAGACTGCATAAAAAACTTTATAAAATCTTGGTTTACACCTCTATAAATGAGATAGCCTGCTAATCTCGCTGCTTGATCGTTTCTTGAGCCTTCATTTACACCGTCTAGTGAAAAGGGTGCAGTAACTAATTGTCCTTCGTTGTTCTTACCATTACCTGTTATTTGTTCCCATTCTTTTTCTGTAAAGTCTGGCAGATCGTCAAAATCATGCACATCCCACTCAGGTATAGTTTGTGGTCTATAGATGTTGCCATTTGCATGTTTGTTATAAGGTGCGATTATTAGACCACCCTCCCCTCTTATATCTATCAATCTTTCTATAGGTGTGTCGTGAAGCCTTTTAGTTGCGAAAGTTGTGAAGTTTTCAGGATTGTTATAGTAGTAATGCATACCCTTACCGGTTACTACCTTAAAAGGAGAAGGGGGCAGGTTGTTATCAACCCACCCCATAGCTTCAGGTGTATCAGCATCAACAACAATAAATTGACCACAAATGAGGGCAACAACAAGATCATCACGATCTTTGAACCACTCAATCACAGTCTCTCTTTTGGGCCTTTCTGTTTTGTATTGATGCCAACCACCCAAAAAAACTGGTGGTTTCTTTGATTGTCTAAGTAGGGGGACTACTGATAGACCTTCGTCATAATAGGCTAGTGCTAAATCGAGAGGCTTCTCGTTTTCTGTTAAATTTAAGTTGAACACTCTTCAGCAATTATATCTGTTAGGTTGCCATAGATGGATTCAAAGTCTAACTTGCCTTGAGCAGCTTTTATAATCGCTTTTGCTTGTTTAATAGACGGCTGTCTATGTCCGTATCTCCAAGCTTTTATTGAGTGTGCAGAACAACCAAATAGTTTAGCTGCCTCCCTCACACCCAAAAATTCAATGTATTCTTTTAATGTATATCTTTTCACTTCTCTCTCCTTGTATTTTGGCTGTATGTTTATTGTATCGAGTTCTTTCAATGACTTAGCGCTTAGGACCTTATTCCTGAAATAATAATTTGCTAACCACTCGTAATCTTTTTGCATATTTTTACTAATTGAAAAAACTAATATTTACAAATTGTACTAGATGTCTTAATATAATGTCAACAACTTAAATTTGGAGAAAAATTTTATGTCTTTTAAAGATAGAATTGTTACCCCTGAAACGTTAGTTAATAAACAGGGCGTTAAGATACTAGTGTATGGAGCTGCAGGTGTAGGTAAAACAACGCTTTGCGCTACAGCACCAGGTAAAAAACTTATGATTGATATGGAGTCTGGTTTGCTTTCAGTAAAGGACCAGAAAGACATTGATGTCATACAGGTAAAAGAAGCTAAAGAAATTATTGAGATTTGTGAAGCTCTAAAAAACGGTGAATTAGTTTACGATACTGTATGCTTAGATTCTGTTTCAGAGATGTCAGAAATTCTACTTAATTTTGAAAAAGCTAGGCAAAAAGATATAAGAGCTGCATATGGTAATGTGCAAGATACCGTTACTGGTGTCATGAGAGCTTATCGTGATTTACATATGAATGTGGTTTTTGTATCTAAAATGGAAAGAGTCGCAGAACCAACAGCGTCTTACGAACCTAAAATGGTTGGCAGCAAATTGGGCCAATCCATTACATATTTCTTTGACGAAGTATTAGCTCTTAGAGTTATAGAAGAACAAGATGATGAGGGCAACATCGTCAGAAATAGATGGTTACAAACTGATGTTGGACAGGGTTATGTAGCAAAAGATAGATCTGGTAAACTAGATGGTTTTGAATTACCAAACTTAACAGATGTATTACAAAAACTTGGAATGAATAATACTCAAGAAACTGGAGGTAAAGATGAGTGATTTTGACAGCGTTCAATGGCTAGAGTCTCAAAGCAGACCTGTCGTAGAAAGAAAACCGTTAGCCCCTGTGGGCGTAAATAAAGCAAGAATAGCTTCTGCAGAAAAATATAAAAGCCAAAAAGGTAATTGGACTGTGAAAGTTGTTTTTGATATGAACAACGAAGTTAATCGTGAACACACAGAATATTATAATCTGTGGGCAACTAACGAAGATGCCAAAAGAATTTCGAACGAACACTTTACGGCACTTGCTAAAGCATGTGGCTACAAAAGTTTTCCTTCTGAAGCTTCTGAATTGGTTGGAAAAACCTTGGAGTTAGGTATTTATCATAAAGATGAAACCTGGCATAACCAAGATGGTGAAGAAGTTACAAGCACTAAGACTTTTATAGGTGAGTATTTAAGCGCAGTAAAGCCTGTAACTCCTGCTAAAGAACAAAAGGAGGCCGGTAAAGTTCCACCCATACTTTAATATTCTTTAGTTGTAAAGGCCCTCAAGTTCTCTTGGGGGTTTTTTTTGCATAAATTTTGGTCTAGTATATGGCTATCATTCATGAAAAATCTCCGAATGGTTGTTTATATTGTATATAAGAAGGGAGCCTTGCGGCTCCCTTTCTTTTTTAGGATTAATGAAAAATTAAATTAAATTTAATTGTCTATAAATTCTAGCAATATCTCTAAGCTATGTATAGCTTTCTTGATATCTTCAGATCCATTTTTATATCTGTTTCTAGTAATGTAGCTTATGGCTTCTGACTCTAAGTTATTAAGTTTATTCTTATAACAATATTCAGCAGGCTGTATGGCTAATTTTTTATAATGATCGCCACCTACTTGACGGCTAGTAGCTCTAGCATCTATCTGTTTGTCCCATTCTGCATCTGAAACATCATCGCCTAAGTTCTCGCCAAAGTTACACTTTTCTTCTTTGTGATAATCTTCTGGTTTAATTTTATCTATACTCATAATTCAATCTCCACTATTTCTGGTGTGTTATATGTAGTAGGCAAGTTCCTACCTTCTATAACGGATTTATATTCGCCTAACAACCTGTCAAGCTCTAGCCACCCAGCTTCCATATCTTTATGTTTCATCTTAAATACCTTGGAGGCATAGGGTTTCTTTTTTTCTTGTGCAACAAATAAAAAGTCAGCAACGGTAAAGCCTGCTTTTTCAAAAGCTCTTTTATACCAAGCGGCTTGTAATTCGTATTGGAATTTTTTGACTGAATGAATAAAATCTCTAGGCATTACTGATTGTGTAGTTTTGTAATCCACAAGGATTATCGTCTTATCATCTGTCACTTGTTCGATTGGGTATCTCAACATGTCTGATTTCACCTTACACAACATGTCATCTTCATACCAAAACAAAGCTACCTCAGCTGGATTTTCAAACACCTGGCTAGGGTATTCCGTATCGCTGGGTTTTAAAGCAGTTTGTGCATAAGGTATCAAACTTTGATTCATTTCATATATGGTGTTTCTATCAACGGTATTTATTACAGTCAGGCCCCTATCTTCATAATCTTTTTTAAGCTGTTTATTAGCTGAAGTATATGGAGAGCCCACTAAGCATGCTACTTCTTGGTTGAATACATCTTCACCTTCAACAATCATGGCATGAGCAGCTGATCCAAATCTCAAAGCATGTGAGTCTTCCATCTCTTCTTTAAGTGCATGTATTTGCGATTTGCCAAACTTTCTAATTGTTGATGACGATATGCCTACAGTATTGTGATATACATTGTTTGGCATATTAGGGAAATAGTATGCATCGCCCACTCTTATATGCTTGTGTTCTTTTAGTGATTGCGGTAGCTCTATCATCCTGTTCTCCTTACATTCTTGGCCCAAGTAGCAGCAGGTTTCATGATTTCTTCATATTCATAGCCGAACTCCTGTAAAAGTTTGATAAGAGCTGGATAGCCAAATCTCCTATCAACTTTTATTATCTCTCCTACTGCCAGGTTCTTAACCTTGTCGTGTAGTTTGTTATACATCTTTTGACTTACCATCCTTCACTCTATCAAACATATCAGTAATATGTTGTCTTTGCTCTACAGGTAACGCATTGATGTTGCGTATCAGTTCTAACACAGCATCTGTTGCATGATGCATAGCCATATCTAATTCTTCGATTGGT